AAGATGATTGATGACCTAATGGCCCTATGATCATGTCTAAGGGGCTAAGGGGGTTTGTGGAGAGCATCGACTGCGCGAAGTTCCGCTCCGCTTGGGACGTTCAGGATTGGACGGATTACTTTGATGAGCGGGCTGCGATCTGCGAGTATGACGGTGGTTTGGCGCGCACTAAGGCTGAGGATGTTGCGTATTTGTCTTGTGTTGAAGAGTGGCGGCGGCAGAAGAGTTTATCGTAGTGGGCAAGACTATTCTGATTGACGGCAAGCAGATTGATGCGGAGCAAGCTTTAGCTTCGCTTGATCGGGCCGACTGTGAGGATAGTTTGTACACGTTTTTGCAGTATGCGTGGCGGTACATTGATTCGAGCACGTTTGTTCCTGGCTGGCCGATTGAGGCGGTTGCGGAGCATCTTCAGGCGGTTGCTGACGGCGATATACGGCGGTTGATCATTAACATCCCGCCGCGTTGTTCCAAGTCTACGATTACGAGTGTGGCGTTTCCGGCGTGGGTTTGGGCGCAGCGGTATAAGAACCCGACGTCTGGTCCTGGGGTTCAGTTTTTGCATGCGTCGTATGCTCAGCAGTTGTCATTGCGTGACAGCGTCAAGTGCCGGCGCCTGATTGAAAGTCCTTGGTATCAGAGGCTTTGGGGTGATCGGTTTAAGTTGGTTGGCGATCAGAACACCAAGACTCGGTTTGACAATGATTGCAAGGGTTCTCGGTTGAGTACGTCGGTGGGGTCGGCGCTGACGGGTGAGGGCGGGTCGATCATTGTGGTTGACGATCCCAATGCCGCTCAGGAGGCTTTTAGCGAGGCGACCATTCAGAGCACGATTGACTGGTGGGACAATGCCTTGAGTACGCGGCTTAACGATCCCAAGACGGGTGCGTTTGTTGTGATTCAGCAGCGATTATCTGAGGAGGATTTGACCGGGCATATTTTGTCTAAGGACGTTGGTGATTGGACGCATTTGTGTTTACCGATGCGTTATGAGTCGGGGCGGTCATTTTCGACGGGGATTGGTTGGAAGGACCCACGGACGTCTGAGGGTGAGCTTTTGTGGCCGCAGCGGTTTGGGGAGCCAGAGGTTAAGATTTTGGAGCGGCAATTGGGGCCGTATGCGTCGGCGGGGCAGCTTCAGCAGCGTCCTGAGCCGAAGGGGGGCGGTATTATTAAGCGGGACTGGTGGAAGTTGTGGCAAGACACGGTTTATCCGCCGATGGATTATGTTATGGCGAGTTTGGACACGGCGTACACGACAAAGACGGAGAATGATTTCAGTGCTTTGAGTGTTTGGGGCGTGTTTTCTGGTGATGTTGTGGCTCAGGCGCAGAAGACTGAGGGGGGCACGATTACGAGGTCGTACAATGACAAGCAGTCGCCCAAGGCGATGTTGATGTATGCGTGGCAAGAGCGGTTAGAATTGCATGAGTTAATTCAGAAGGTTGCGGAGAGTTGCAAGTTGATGAAGGTTGACAAGTTGTTGATTGAGAATAAGGCTGCGGGGCACTCTGTGGCCCAGGAAATCCGCCGTTTGTACAACAACGAGAAGTTTGCCGTGCAGCTTTACGATCCCAAGAGCGTTGATAAGTTATCGCGGCTGTATTCGGTCCAGCATTTGTTTGCGGAGGGCATGGTTTTTGCCCCCGACAAGTCTTGGGCGGAGACTTTGATTACGCAGGTTGGCACTTTTCCCAAGGGCAAGCACGACGATTTGGTTGACACGGTATCGATGTCATTGCGTCATTTACGGGATTTAGGCATGTTGACGCGCGGTGCGGAGTTCCGGGCGGAGATTGAGAGCAGCATGCAATTTTCGGGTAAATCACCTACGCCATTGTATCCTGGCTGATCTATGTCGCCGGAAGTTAATGTATTGACGCGGCGTATTTTGGACTTGGTGGATTCTTCTATAGCGGGTTATCGGATTGCGGTTTGGTGTAAGGTCCCGGCTTGTCGCAGGGCCTTCTATACGATTGTAGCTGAAAGTGATACCTTAGCGGCCAAAGAAGCCTTAAACAGGTTTGTTAGAGAATTTGATTTTCGTAAGGAATAACCAATGCCTTTGGTCCCTGGACTGAACCCGAATATTCGTGAGCTTCCGCCAGTTGCGCCGCCGATGCCTGAAGGTGATGTGACGATTGAGATTGCGGAAGATGGCGTTGAACAGAACGGCAAGAAGCATTACGACGACAAAGGTAATCTGCTGAAGATTGAGCATGGAGATGGTTCGATCACGGTCAGCATTGATGGCAATCCCTTAGAGAAAGCTAAAGCTGGCCCTTCGGGTTGGTTTGATAACCTTGTTGATAAGATCGACGATATGGAACTCAACCGCATCAGTGATGAATTGATGCGCGGCATTGGCGATGACATGGAAAGTCGCAAAGATTGGATTGAGGATCGTGCGAACGGGCTGAAATTGCTGGGTTTGAAGGTTGAGATTCCTGGGTTGGGTGGTTCTGCGGAGGGTGCGCCGGTCGAGGGTATGAGCCGGGTGCGTCATCCGTTGTTGTTAGAAGCTGTGTTGCGGTTTCAGGCCAATGCGCGCGGTGAGATGTTGCCGACAGATGGTCCGGTCAAGGTGAGAAACGACAACATCAACACAAGTTTTGGCGAAGACCGTTTAGCAAATGCGCTTGAGCGTGATCTTAATCACTATTTGACGAGCACAGCGACGGAATATTATCCCGACACGGATCGCATGTTTTTGATGCTGGGTTTTGGCGGCACGGCGTTCAAGAAGGTTTATTATTGTCCGCTTAGAAACCGTCCGGTGTCGGAAACGGTTGATGCGAACGATCTTATTGTCAACAGCAGCGCCACGGATTTACAAAACGCAAAGCGGGTTACGCATCGCACGTTTATGAAGCCGTCTACGGTCAAGCGTTTGCAAATTTTAGAGGTGTATCGTGACGTTGAACTCAGCACGGCCAGCGCGCCAAGTCTTGACAGTCTCCAGCGCGAAAAAAAGTCCCAAGAAGGCATTACCACCGAAAGCTTCAACCCCCAAGACCGCGACCGGGAAATCTACGAAACCTGTTGTGAACTTGACATCAAAGGATTTGAGCACGAATACAAAGGCAAGGAGTCGGGTTTGGACATTCCTTACCGGGTTACTGTCGATGTCACGTCTAAGAAAATCTTAAGCATCGTTCGTAACTACGACGAAGACGACGCAGAGCTTCCTGAAGCGCGCCGTATGTTCGTTAAGTACACCTACATACCGGGTTTTGGCTTTTACGACATTGGTTTGCTGCATATTCTGGGAAATACGACCAACGCGATCACGGCGGCGTGGCGTGAATTGCTCGATGCGGGCATGTATTCTAACTTCCCCGGCTTTTTGATGGCTGATACGGGCGCCCGGCAGAACACAAACATCTTCCGTGTGCCTCCTGGTGGCGGTGCGCTGGTTAAAACCGGTGGTTTGCCGATCAATCAGGCGATTATGCCGCTGCCGTATCAGCCGCCGAGTGGTGCGTTGATGCAGTTGGTGGACAATATGGCGCAAACCGGCATGCGGGTCGGCGGAACGTCTGAATTGCAAGTTGGGGAGGGTCGTGCGGACGCTCCGGTGGGCACAACGCTGGCTTTAATTGAGCAGGCCACCAAGGTTTTGAACTCGGTTCACAAGCGGATGCACACCGCGCAGGCAGAAGAGTTTGCTTTGTTGGCGCGGTGCTTCAAAGAGAACCCGGAAAGCTTTTGGCAACGCAATAAGAAGCCTGCATATGCGTGGGATGAGCAAACTTTCCTTCAGGCGCTTGACGATTGCGATTTGGTGCCGCAGGCAGACCCCAATACGGCCAGCCACAGCCAACGTTTGATGAAGATCATGGGTCTAAAGCAGCTTCAGGGCGCCAGTCCGTCGTTGTATGACCCGGTCGCCATTGATAAAGCCGCTCTACAAGCTATGGGCTGGAATAATCCTGAGCAATTCATGGTTCCGGCAGATGCGATGAAGAAACCACCGCCGGAATTGATGAAAGCCCAGGCCGAAACGCAAGCCAAGGTGATGGATGCTCAGTCTCGTATGAAAGAGGCCGACGCCAAGGTCGAGGAGGTCAAGGCCAAGATACAGCAAGGCGCTTTTGCGCCAAAACAGCCGCAGGGCATGGCCCAGGGTGGCTTGGCTGGTCAAGCGCCGCCTGATCCGATCAAGATTGCTGAGTTGCAGTTTAAAAAAGCTCAAATGGATTCTCAAAACCAACGGTCTTCACAAGATGACGTCAATCGCGACAAAGATCGTGAGGCTGATCTAGAGATTCAGCGTATGCGGGTTGGCATTGAGGAAATCCGCGATCATCGCCAGCATGCACATGAACAAGGCATGCAGAGTCAGAAGCTGACGTCTGAGCACATGAAGCATTTGAATGAAATGGTTGCAAATCCGCCGCCGGGTCTTGGTGGTAAGCCGTGAACAACGACCGCGCCAAAGCTATTCGGTCGGCGCTACTAACGGCGTACAACGTTGGCAAGGCGGGCGGTGGCGATGTAATTTCTTACGGCCATCCAAAGCGGGATGAAAATTTTAAGAGTTGGTTTGCTGGAAGTAAGTTGACCGACAAAAACGGAGAGCCGCTGCGTCTGTATCACATTACGCCCAAAAGTTTTTCTATGTTCAATCCCGGCGGCGATGATTCGCATAAAAGCGGCCCTGCAATTTGGCTTGGTCCCACACCAAACGGTCCTGCGGCGCATAATGTGCAAAAAGGATGGACTTACGATTATGACGAGGTTGGAGCGCCAAAAAATAGCGGCAGCATGACGTACAAAGAAGGCGTAAACGTCATGCCGGTTCATGCGAATATTCGTAGGCCGTTAGTTATTGATAACCAAACGAGGGATTGGGCAGCATCTGTGTATGGGTATGATTTTCCGCACCTGATCACGCCTGACCTCCGCAAGCAACTTATAGAAGACGGCTACGATGGCGTGATGTTGCACGACAAGCACGACAATCTTTCAGAAATTGCTGCCTTTCACCCCAACCAGATCAAATCCGCCATTGGCAATCGCGGCACGTTTGACCCGACCGAACCCGACATTACGAAGGCGGGCGGCGGCGATGTAGAGCCAGATAATTTCAATCCTCGCGCTGTTATTGGTGGGAACAATCCGCCGACTCCCGTTTATTACTCGGCTCTTAAGCAGGGCGTAGCTAATGCAAAGCAGATGCAAGCGCCGCCTCAAGATTGGAAAGCCATTACGTCAAAGCTTCCCGGCGTTAAGCAGGAAGAAATTGACTACAGCGGGCTGCATGACTTTCTAGACAAGCAACAGGGTCAAGTTTCAAAGGCTGCTTTGCTGGATCATCTTGAACAGAACCCGGCTGTCAAATTGAATGAAGTCTGGAAGAGCGGCACAACGGGACCAAACAAAACTAAGTTTGGGCAATGGACTCTTCCTGGCGGCACTAATTACCAAGAGTTGGCGATGACGTTGCCTAAAAGGCCTGAAGGTGAAAGAAATTATGAATCTCCAGCCGCCCATTCCTACGGCGACGACGATTCAGACATCAACCGCCTAGCTCACATTCGCATGAACGACCGCGTTGGTATTAATGGCGAAAAGATTCTGCACATCGATGAGCTTCAGAGCGATTGGCATCAGGAGGGAAGGGAAAGTGGGTACGCCTCTGACGGCTACAAGTATTGGCTAGTCAACAAAAAAAGCGGCAACAAGTCCGTCCTCTTGAATTCTGAAAAAGAAGCTCAAGAGCTTCGTGAAGGTTTTCCAGAAAATCTGCGCGGTCAACTGTCAATCCAGCACAGCCAAGTAAAAACTGACGGCGTCCCTGACGCTCCATACAAAGACACAAAAGATTGGACTGCTTTGGCACTAAAGCGCGTGATGCGTTATGCGGCTA